TTTCTCTCCCTCCTTAACTATAAGTTAGTTACTCCATAACGTTTACAAATCCTCTTGTAACTCTTTAATTGTGCTTTTGTTGCTTTCATTTGTATCCTCCTTAACTGTTTATTTATGTATCTCATGTTATTAATTATAGCATATCCTAATTTGTTGTCAAGAGAAAAAATGAAAAATTTTTATATCTTAATTATTTTCAAGAGTTATAGAGTTAAACATTTTTAAGAGAGTTAAGTAGAAGGGAGATATTATGAGCGTAACTACTGAAAAAACTAAGAGAAAACGGAATAAGGGAGGGAATTTACTTCTGCCTGGTATGACTGAATTACCTAAACCTAAAGTTAGAGAAATAAGGACTCCTGAAAAAACTAAAGATAATAAGGATATAGATAAACTAGCTAACTCAAAAAGTGATTTAACTAATAATATAGATAAATTACAAGAATATAGTGAAAAAACTACTAAATTTGATAGACATGTTATAAAGCGTAAAGACTCAATATTATTAGCTAATAGGGGATTGGATAAAATAAATTCTATAATGCTGCTGCCAACAAAAGATGACACTGAATTTTATATTAACAATAGAGCGTTAATTTTTGCTGGATTACAACAGCTTCTCCTCGAAGGATTACAGCTAAAACTTAATGATCCTGCGGAATTTAAGCGAGCTAACCTAAGGGATTTAGCTTTATGGTTTAACTCTCTCTATAACAACGAGCGTTTAGAGCGAAATAAGACTACAGCTAATCTAGGGATAGCTGGAGTAATCAGATCAGCTCATGCTAAGTTATTCGGTAGTAATTCTGAATAGTTATAGTTAAAATACTGCTGTGTTTCTCTCTAAGAGTTACTCGAACTGTGAGTAACTAACCCATAGTCTAACTAAAGATATTAAATAGTTATGAGTAATCCAGACCAAGAAGGATCAATGAGGAGAAAAATTAAAGAGAAGGAATTACTAAACAACCAGGAGGAGGGGGGGGTATGATTCCGATTCGCCTTAAAGACTTACTAAATACCCTCTTTATCTGTAGCTAAATTAAAAAGGAGTCTATTCCCAATAAAATCATTAACTTAAATAGAATAGCTAAAGTAGAACTTGAGAGAGTTTAGCAAATGCTACACTTTCTTTAGTAATATTAGAAAGGAGGATAGTTTAGTAAGAAAGAGGTATTAATGAATACAGAAAGAGGAGGAAAGAAGTGAAAATATTAAAGATTTTACCATTTTTAGTAGTAGTCTTAGCTCTGTTATTCCTAGTGAATGTAGCTAGAGCTGAGAGAATAGTGAGTGATCCCTGGATTACTGGTACAGATAAGCTTCCTGAGACTTGTGAAATGGCTAAGAATGGAGGTAATTTTTCCAGTTTTCCTGTAGAAACGGTAACTAATGGAGTTAGATGCTCTATTCCAGTTACAGGAGACGATTTTAAGACTGTAGTTTACTCTATCAAAGCTTGTAAGGGGGTACTTTGCTCTAATGCAATCCCTTTCGAGCCTGGGAAAGACATTCCAAGAGATCCTTCAGGCTTAAAATTATTAAAGAATTAGGAGGTTTCTATGAAACTGACTAAAATAATCCTGCTATTTCTTATACTTACAACTCTGATAATCACTAATTTAGACGAAATTTATGTAGTTGACGGCCAAATAATCTACAACGAGATCTGTACTGAGAAGCCAGTTAAGTATAAAGCCTCTGGAGCAATAGTTGTAGACGGTCTAACTCATAACTTCAGCTACAAAACTAGGATCTATCAGGGTACTTGTGAGCAGTTTTATTTTGAGAAGAAAGAGGGGGGAGATTAACCCCTCTCTAACTTAGAAGCTAATATTCAAAAATTAGTCAGGAGTGAAATTTAAACTTGAGCGAGTCTACGAAGAGATTAAAACTTTCTTGAGTAGTCTCTCTTTCTCTTTCTTTCTTTCTTTATATATTTCTTTCTTTCTTTCTCTTTAAACTAGCTAGTTTAATATATATAATTAATTAATATATATTTAATTAACTAACTAGCTAGTTAGTTAGTTATTATTTTATTCATTTCATTCATAAAATAATAACATGAAAACCCTAACTAAAAACTTAGCTAAAACCCTAGTTAAAACCCCTACTTAAACAGTGGCAAGCCTTTAAGATTTTACTAACTGGCTTGCTGAATTTCTGTACTCTTATCCCCCCAAAGGTACGCCCGTACCCCCCTTCTCTCAACGAGCAAACATTTTTGGGAGATATATTTGACATGAGAACTAACCCAAACAACAAAACTCCTCAAGAGACTAGTTTTGAGTCTATCGGAGAAGATATTTTTAAACGCTGGATAGTTAATCCTGCTCTGTTCATCCAGGAAATAATTATTACTCCCTACAACGAAGCAACTGGAATGAACATAGTCATGTCTAACCAGCAAAGAAAAGCTATCGAAGCGGTATCGGAGTTAGTTCAAGCTAGATTGAAGAAGTTTGGAAAACTAGAATTAACCGAAAAGGAGGTGGAGCTTAATAATAAATTCGGAGTTTCAGTTATGGCAGGGAAAGGACTAGGAAAGGACGCTTTAGCTTCCTGGTTGATTATCTGGTTCTTAAGCTGTTTTCCTAACTGCAAAATTCCTTGTGTCTCAGTTTCTCAAGATCAGCTTATGAAAGTTCTCTGGAGTGAGATAGCAAAATGGTTGGCTTACTCTCCGGCAAAAGCCTGGATAACTCTTCAGTCCGACAAAGTTTATTTCAGTGAAGTAGAGGACGACCTGAAAGGAAAACAGTGGTTCGCATTTCCTAAGACAGCTAGCCCTAAGAGCAGCGTAGAGGAACAAGTTGAAACTCTCTCAGGTATTCATGCTGACTACATGATGATTGTCATAGATGAAGCTAGCGGTATTCCAGAGCCAGTTTTTCATCCCCTTGAAGGTACTATGACCCAGCCTTGCAACTTTGCTTTCATGATTTTTAACCCTACTCGTTCTAAAGGATACGCTATAGACTCTCAGTATAAGAACTCTGAGTATTGGGTAACTCTTCGTTGGGATGCTGAGGAGAGTGAAATAGCTGACAGACAGGTTATAGAGAGGGTTAGAGCTAAATACGGAGAGAATTCTACTCCCTGGAGAGTCAGAATTAAAGGCTTACCCCCTCTGGTTGATGAAGATACTCTTTTCCCTATGGACTGGATCATGGATGCAGTAAACAGAGAAATAATTCCTCTTGATCCTGATCCTGTAGTAAAGGGAGTAGACTGTGGAGCTGGAGGAGACAACAGTGTAATCATAACGAGAAAGGGAGGGAAAGTTTATCCTATAGCTAGAATGAAAACTCCTGATTCTCAAGTTTTAATTAACTGGATTGAAATGAGCATTCTGGAAGATAACCCTGATATTGTTAGGATAGATAACATCGGTATTGGTTGGGGAGTTTACGGAGTTTTAGCTGATAAGTTTGGATCTAGAGTAGAATCGGCAGATTCCCGTAAACAAGCAGGGAATATAGATAAGTTCTACAACAAGAGAGCAGAAATGTATTGGACTCTGAGAGAAAAGTTTGAGAAAGGTTTGATCTCAATCCCTGATGATACAGACCTGATTGACGAGCTAAGTGCTATTAAAACTTCCTACGAAGGAGGAGGGAAGCTGAAGATAGCTGAAAAGGCAAAAATTAAACAGGAGATAGGGCATTCTCCTGATGAAGCAGATGCGTTAGCTATAACGTACTATTTCGATGATATTCCTCAAGTGAGAGGTAGAAGGGGAGTTTACTGTCATAAACAAGAGAGTATTCCTAAACCTCAAGGTTGGATGGGAGCTTAAAGGGAGTAAAACATGGCAATAAAAGACGTAGACAAATTTTTAGCCTTAGCTAGATCTAGGTTTCAAATAGTCTCTACCGCAGAGTCTCATATCAGACCTGCTTCTCTAGAGGATCTAAAATTCGTTTACAACGTAGAAGAAGGGCAATGGCCTAGTGAAATTAAGGCTGAGAGAGAAAGAGATCATAGACCTTGTTTAACTTCCAATAAGCTTAGGAAATTCGTAGCTCAGGTAGCTAACAGAGCCAGGGATGAACGTTTAGGTGGGAAAGTTAAACCCGTAGACGATAAAGCTGATCCTAAAGTAGCTGAAATTTATACAGGCTTAATTCGGTATATTGAATTCGCCAGTAAAGCTGATGAAGTTTATGCGGATGTAGGAGAGAAAGCAATAGCAGGAGGATTTGGCTATTTCAGGATCACTACCGAAGAACCTGATTATTCTTTTGATCAGGAAATTTTTATTAGAAAAATTGAAAATCAATTTTCAGTTTACCTAGACCCTAAGAGGGAATATGGTTTTATACGAGAAGGAATGCCTATAGATGAGTTTGAAGCTAAATATCCTGATAAAGCTCCTGTAAGCGTAAACTCTCAGGGAGAGGGAGATAACAACCTTTGGTATGACTCTGAAAAAGTTTATATAGCTGAGTATTTCTACAAGGAAGAAGTTCCGATAGAGCTAGCTAAATGCTTAAACACAACTACAGGAGAAATTAAAATACTGGAGCTTAACGATGAAATTTTAGAAGAAACTCTTGCGAGAGCTAATTACATGGTTATACAGAAGAAGAATAAGACTGTTAAGAAAGTTAAGTGGGCTAAGATAACAGGGTTTGATATTCTGGAAGAAGGGGTATGGCCTGGAAGTGAGATTCCTATCATCGAAGTTCTAGGTGATTACGTTAATATTGCTGGAAAGTCTTATAAGAGATCCCTTATCAGAGATGCAAAAGATCCTCAGAGGGCGTATAACTTTTGGTGGACTCACATGACAGAGACGGTAGCTCTAGCTCCTAAAGCCCCCTACCTGGTAACTCCTCAAGAGATTAAGGGCTTTGAGGATATGTGGAACTCAGCTAATCAGAAAAACCTTCCCTACTTGCTTTACAATGCTCAAGGACAAAGAAAGCCTACGAGAGAACCCCCTCCTACTGTGCCTACTGGAGCTGGACAAATGCTTCAAATCTCTGCTGGCGATCTCCAGGACACTATAGGGATGTTCGAATCAAGCTTCGGAGCTAGATCTAATGAGCGTACAGGCGCGGCTATTAAAGCTAGAGCTGACAGGAGCGATTTTGCGGTATTTCATTTCTTCGACAATCTTAAGAGAGCTATTCTTGAGACTATGAGACAGCTAATTGAACTGATACCGAAAATCTATGATACCGAGCGAAGAATAAGAATTTTAGGTGAAGAGGACGATGAGCTTCTGGTAGACATCAATAAACAAGAGATTAATCCTTCTACAGGAGAGTCAATTATTTTAAATGATCTCTCTATCGGAAGATACGATGTTGTTCCAGGAACAAGACTCTTTTCGACAAGAAGAGAAGAATCGGCTCAATCAATGGCAGAAGTAATACAAGCTGCTCCTAATATAGCTCCTCTCATCCTTGATCTTCTCTTCGAAAGCCAGGATTGGCCTAAAGCTGATGAAGTTAAGCGTAGATTAGAGAAACACATGAATGTACTCTTAGGAGGAAAAGGCGAACAACCCCCTCCTGGAGAAAACGAGCAAATTTGATCCCTATATTATAGGGAGTAATAAAAACTAGGAGATATTTTCTATGTCTGAGGAACAAGCTTTGGATGCTCTTAATAATCAGGAAACCATCCAGCCTGAAAACGTGCAATCAGAAACAAACGAAAAAGAGGTAGAGTCACGGACTACCGAAGAAGAAGGTTTTTCCCTAGAGGAAATAGCTAAAACTCTTGAAGAAGAGGGAACTGAAGAAGAGGGAAAACCTAAAAAGCCTGTCAGTAAGGTTCAGGAGCGTATTGATAGACTTACTTGGGAAAAGTGGGAAGCTAAAAGAGAATCTGAAAATCTTCGAAGGGAGCTTGAAGAAATCAGGAATGAGGCTAAAACTAAATCCTCTCCTGCTCAAAGACCTATTCCTCCTCTAGAAGATGATTTTGAAGATCCCAACGAATACCGTAAGGCAAGAATTAAATACGAAGATGAAATCTTCGCTTGGAATGAAGCTCAACGTAACATTGAACTAAGTAAGAAACAGGCAGAGGAGAGATTTCAGGAGTCTCTCAAGGCTTTCAATAAGAGAGCTGAACGTATGAGGGCTAAGTATCAAGATTTTGATGATGTGATCGCAACACCTGTTTTTTCTCCTACTCTGAGTCAAGAGATTCTTGATAGTGAGCTAGGTGCTGAAATCGGATATTACTTAGCAAAAAATCCTGATGAGGCTTTAAGGCTTTCTTCTTTGCCTCCTTCGAAGGTTGCAAAGGAGATTGGAAAGCTGGAAATAAGATTCTCTTCGTTTACTAAGAAAACAGTAAGTACTGCTCCTCCTCCTATTAACCCCGTAAACGGGAATGAAGTAGTGAAGAGGAGTATAGAAGAAATGCCTATAGAGGATTTTATGAAGGCGGAAAGACAAAAAAGAATCGAGAAACGGAAAGGACGTTTTCTTTAAGATACGGAGGATTTAAACAATGGCTAACACAATTCTTACTCCTACTATGGTAACTAGGAAAGCTCTTGAGATTTTACACGCTAATCTCAACTTTATAGGTTCTATCAATAGACAGTATGATGATAGCTATGCAAAGTCTGGAGCTAAAATAGGGAGCACTCTGAAGGTAAGACTTCCTAACCAATTTGAAATTAGAACAGGTGCTACACTTCAAACGAAAGATGTAGAGGAAAGCTCTGTGGATCTTGTAATGAGTACTCAGAAGGGAGTTGATGTAAACTTTTCTTCTGTAGAGCTTACACTTTCCCTTGATGATTTTTCCGAGAGAATTCTCGAACCCGCAATGGCAGTATTAGCTGCGAATATCGAAGCTGATGCAATCAATATGTATAAAGATGTCTGGAACATGGTTAATGCTGC